TTGCCGTTGCCGTCAATAGCAAACGGTCGCACTGTCATGTATTTATTGGCAACCGTTCGAATATTAGGATAAGCTGTCGCGTAACTGCTGGCACGGTAGTGATCAAACATTGACAATCTCTGAAAAGCGGGGTCAACACCACTCACACGTCGCTCGCCCCTTAATCCCATGGCTGTTTTAATAATTCCCATCTACTTGTTGCTCCTATATAAATAAACCGACCAAAATATCAGCTGTACGCCGACAAATAACACTGTGGCGACCTTGCCGCCATAATATAGCCAAATACAAAACGGCACACCGATGAACATCAGCAGCCCTATCCACGCCTCAATGACAGTGTCCCTGTCTGGCTTTTGAAACTTTAATTTGCGCAAAAAGTCTTTCAATTTCATATAGTCCTCTAACTGTAAATATACGGATTACATAATTCCGCCCCACTCCATCACTACCTCGTGCTTTAGCTGTAGCCAAAAGCCCATCAATACAGAGTCGAATATGTCAGGAGATTTGCCGAGCCGCTTCTTAATTGATTCTTTGGACTCTAACACAAACACCTTGTCTTTATATTCATGATGATGCATCTGTGCCTCCTTAATAAACTCATTGAGAAATGGAAAGCTCTCGAGGATTTTGACCTTGCCGCTGTCTAACCCCATTGCCAACATGTACGCCACCTGTGACCGTAAATTGTTAAACGCCATCAGCTCCTGTGAACGCTCAGCGTCCTCTCGGCTCTTTGGCTCGTCACCAAATGTCAGAAATGGATCAGGTGCAAAGCCAGACTTAAATACCGCAAACTCAGCACCGCGGTCTTTGCCGCCATCGATAACACCAACGCCGACACCCACGCCGTCGACTGCGATATTCTCGTAGCCAATCGCGAAGTTATCTGAATGCTCGATTAACCACTCAGCTTGCTTGCCTGTTTCCATCTGCTCGCTTGAATCTTTCGTGATGCTGCCATCAATCAGTGTCAGATTCTCCCAGTCTACCGCCACGCTACGATCGACGCCATCACGCGCCACGTCGTATCCAGTCGTCTTGCGGCCTGGTTTATAACTTTTGACAATCGCCTTAGCAAAGATGCTCGAGCGGAATATCGTCTTGCTCTCGTCTTGGTACTCCCAGTTATTTTTCAGGTACCGTTCAACCCACCAAGTCGGGTTGGTCATCATGGCGTCGATATCTGATTGCATCTGCCATGAATCCGACAAGTCAAACTCGACCACGCGAATATTTGGCGGTAGCGGCTCATACTTGCCATTTCCACCATATTTCCAACGCATATACACCTCTTTGATGTGTTCAACGTCATTCGGGTTGAGGGTGATAATGGCGATGCTCGGCTGTCCGTTGGTGTTGCGGCGGCCTTTACGGGATCTAGCTGTAGTGAACATCGTCAGCGACAATTCGTCAGCCTCGTCAATATGACTAGCACTGGCATTGATACCTTTAATCTTCTGTCCATTCCTGTCTTTCGTCTCGTCGGCCTCCACAAAGCCAATCTTTGAGCCGTTTGGGAACTTAATTTCATAATCTTGGCCGTTGTACGTGTAGTCCTCGCCCTCTTTGAAGTTTTTACGGTCGAGCATAGTCAAATACGACGGGATAACCGATCGCTTCGCCGTGCTGATATTCTTGCGAAACACTGTCCAGTATGTCTTCTCGAAGGTGTCGCAAATATCTATGCCGATACTGGCCGCAATATCTGTCTTGCCCGTGCCAACGGCACCGATCAAGTAAATAGTATCAACCTCAGGGCAGTCGTTAATAATATCGACAACGCTCTGCTGCTTTGGCTTCAGTTCTAACGACATGGACTACTCACCTTTCGTTTTACGCGGCTTGATGGTCGAGACAATCTTTGGTGGCTGCTTCTCGCGAACGCTGACGTCCAGGTCAACATGGTCAACTGGCTTGCCGAATGCTCGGTCTAACATATCCTTGATCGCTTTGTTGTCAGGCTTCTGCGTAGCGATGAAATAATACTCGTCATCCACGCCATCCAGCTCACCATCAAGAAATGCCGCAATTGTTTCGGGGTCAGTAACTTGCTCTGCCGGTAACCGATTGCCCTTGCGGTCGGTCTTTATAACGAACAGTATCTGCACGCCTGTCGCCAGTCGGAACTGTGCTTCATACAGCTTGTCAGCGTTTCTGGTGATTCGGTCTAAAATCCGCTGCTTCTCTTTCATCCGATCTAGCACTTTTTGAGTTTTTTTACCCTTAACCCCACCACTACCCTTTCTAGCACCGCCATGAGTTGACGGCGATGTACGATTACAACCAGCTACGTGGATATCGTAATTGTCTTGCCGCTTATACTTTCGGCCGCATTTAGGACATGATTTGAAGTCATCTTTCATGATTATAATTCTAGAGATTGACGCGTAGTTCCTCTGGTATTGACTGCTCAGAGACAGATGAAATATGCACGCCGTAACTATTTGCGATGAGCTGTGCTTGCATGAAAGTCAAATCTTTCGTGTTCCTCAACTTGCGCAGCATATTCTGGTATGGTTTTTTGTTTCGATCTTGCCAAGACTGCAAGAGAATGTAGTGCGACAACGGCTTGAATTTTCGCTCGTCACCAATAATAATTGCCTGTTTCGAAATATAATAAATGGCGACCTGTCCGATCTCTTGACGGCGTCGTCTTGTCTTGTCTTGTTTGTCAATTTTTAGCCACTTAACCATGTTTGTTATCCCTCCTCTACCTCTGAAATATACAGATTAGGCGCTGGCAATCGCGGCCTCCCAACCGCTCAATCTCACCAGCGCCTAGCTATAAAATGCTTTGACTGTTTTATCAAGTAGTCAAGCGTTCCACTTCAGTCATAAACCTCTCAATCGTTCGATTGCTCTTGTGCTTTTGGCGGAATAACGATCAGCTTATCAAACGGTAGAATGAATGCTCGGCGCCCCAATAGCTGGCTCACCTCAACCACCGCTTCGCTACCTTTCGTTGCAATCACATCGCCACATAGAGCTTCTGCTGGTTCGTCGCCATGCTTAAATGCAACCCTGTCGCCAACTTTAACCCCTGGCGTTTCAGACTGCGCGCATTTCTCGTCATTACTCTGCTCTTTAGCACCATCAGCAATTGCCTTTGCCGCGGCGCTAGCATTTTTAGCTATCGCTTCAAAAGATCCAGCGGCAGGCTTCAGCTTCCAGCTCTTGATTCTCAAAACGTTTTTCCAGGTAAACGACCATCGACGACAGCTTTTAACATCGTGATGCATCTCCGTTTCAATTTCTTCAAGGTTCGTGAGACTCAAGAAATAACCTCTACGATAATTGACGTCAAAATTACCATCCGAGTAATAGATAGCAGCGCCACTCAGGTCAGCGCCACTCAGGTTAGCGTCCCTCAGGTCAGCGCCACTCAGGTTAGCGCCACTCAGGTCAGCGCCACTCAGGTCAGCGTTATCGTCAACAGCTGCTTCAACTGCTTTTTTCATCGTGGCGTTGTCTGATTCGTACTCAAACAATACATCTCCGCTGAACCATGATTTAATTTCAATTTTGACTTTAGACATTTTAGCCTCCTATTTAGTTATTGATTCAATAAACTCAATCGCTGCATCGCAGCCTTTGCAAACAACGGTCTGAATACCAGCCTCATTGAGCGTTTTAATCCACTTCTTTTGATTTGTTGACGTTACGCCTCCTTTCGTGCGTTTCATTTCGATGAATACCAAGCGGCTAATAGGCTGGTCGTAATCAGCGCTATCGTCGCTATCAAGTGTTTCTACGTAGACTCGTCGTGTTCCTGTGTTAGGCACAACTACGGCCAAGTCAGGCACGCCAGAACTCACGCCGAGTTTCTTATTTTTCGCTTTCTGGCTCCAACTTCGGGTGTAGGTTTCATTCGGCACGCGAAAGTGTGGATAGCCTTTTAATCGCAGCCACTGCACAAATGCTTCTTGCTCCTGATCCTCGGTTGGATTATCTATGTTTGCGAGGTTAGGCATTGCTACTTTCTCCGTCAACCACCTTGAAACACTCACTCGGCTTTCTCAAAAAGCGTTCGGTGTTCTCGCCATCTTTCATTTCAACCAGCACCTTGGTGACCTTTCGAGTTCTAGGTATTACAAAGAGGCCAAATAAATATGTAGTATGTCGCTCTTCGGTCATTCCGCCGGCGATAACAGTGCCAATCCTATACCTGTCAGGATTGTTTTTTCTTTCGTCTCGATAGTTGAAATACACTTTGTCGCCGATAGTAAGCCCGTCAAAAGACTGCCGAAACGCCGACTCTTTAAGTTCGATTCTGTCCATTACTTCCTCCTCTTCTTAGATTCATCTAGCCACTCTCGATACTCGATCTCGTCCTCGATTGCTGGCACGATTAGGACTGTTAGTATTACGATTGCGAAAATTACCGCGATTATTATGGTCATGATTGTTTTTCCTCCGGCTTCTTAATTCGGACAAGGCGACAGTTTGTAATATATGTCCCCATGATGCTTGTCCTATCGCCGGTCTCTAAAGCTCTAAGCGCCGGTAGTCCCACGCCACACATCTCTACAATCTGGCAGACGATGTTAATTTTTTTGCCAGTCTCCGCATCTGGATAGATAACCAAAACATAATCGTGCATCCGCAACTTGTCATCGTCGCCTATTTTCCAATCGTCGTAGGTAAAATGGTGGTTTAGTTTAATTTCGTTACATCATCCACGTCTCGCCATCGTCATATGGATTAACGCTGTTTACAAACTTGCCGCAATTAGGACACATTGAGGCAGCGTCAGGGTAACTTCCAACATGATACGACTTTAGCGATGCCTGATACGCTTTCCAGTTCCTGCTGTCGCCACGGACAAGCAATATTTCGTCATCGCAACAATCGCGTTTTACCATCCACCTGTCGGTGTCCATATTGTCTGTATGGTCAAAGACCCAATTGCACCATTCGATTTTAGGTATCATATTTATCCCCCATTTATGCGTCGTCAGATTTTATCGGTGCAACGCCAGCCACAATCTCGTTTCCGTCCCATGCATAATCTGGCGAGGACTTTATCAAAATCGGCTCGTCATGCTTGCCAACATGAATGACTACGCCGCCCATCATGCCGCCGCTCCGCTTGAACTGTCGCAATGCCTCGATAAGCAATTTAGGATTAACCACAACCGACTTTACAGGAAACGCCTCTGAACTTTTTTGCTCAACGAACGGGCGTGTCTCTGGAAAACGCAGCTCGGTTTGCTCTTGAAACGGAATCTCAGCCTTGATCGGAAAACTCTCATCGATCGGCACCATTTCGCCGTACGGATTTGTGCGAACAATAATTTTGCCGTCATGAACATACGCTCGGTCAAAGTCAGTCTTCATGACTTTATCAGCGGCAACGAGAACGCTCTGCGGGATATTCATTGAGCAGGCTTTTGCGCCAGGCTCGGCGTCAACCTCGCGGCGGATCAGCTTATAACCGTCTGTAGCGATGAGTGTGGCTTTATATATACCTTTCTCCTGCTCGACAACCTCCAGTCTGACATTCTCCAGAACCTTATTCTGCGGCGTTGGCTTCTGCGCCATTTTATATACAGCGATCTGCTGTTTGGTTAGCGAAACGATACTGCTCACTTCTCCCACCAAAATCCTTTCTGCTCAGCGTCAGTCTCAGACGGTTTGTCGTCTTTCAGGCTGCCGGCTGGCTTATTATTTATCTTGACCGCGATGTCTACGCTCCGAACGCCGTGCTCCAGCAGCCATTTCCTGGCTCGCTTGG